AGTTGCTACCTATGGAGGAAAAATGACCATAACTCATCAAGTTCCTGGAACCACCGAAAAGGTAGATCATGAAGTTGATTTAGTTGCTGTTATGGATCAACTAATGAATACTTCTGTGTGGATTGAAACCGTGCCAGTTAATTCTGATATTGTTTGCTTTATTAAACCTATAAGTTATAAAGACATGACATATGTTGGTTTAAAAACATTTGAATCACAAAGGATTGCACAATCTTTGAACAATTCTGTAGTATCAGATGAGGAAAAAATAAAAATTTTCAATCAAGGTATGACACAATTAACAGATCTCACTATGGAAATGATTGCAAACAGTGTGTTCAAGGTGCATACACCAACCGAAATTGTTGATAACCCAGAGTTTATTCAAGAGTTTATTAAAAATGCTGATGCATTACTAATACAACAGATACAAAATCAAATTAATGAAAATAAGAAGAATGTTGGAATACAACCTATGACTGTGTATTCCAATGAAGAACAAATATTACACGGAGCTCCTGAATCTTATCAAATGCCTATCTCATTGGATAATTCCAATTTTTTCGTTCACGGCTCTTAACATTACCTAACGATGAAATTCCAAAATTAGTTGAGAGCCTTGAAAACGAATCAAAATCATTAAAGAAAGAATTATTTAGATTATGTTGGTACATGAGAGGCTCTATTACCATAGAACAAGCCTTTCAGTTAGATCACGAGAATAGAGAAATTATTAACAGCATTATCAGTGAGAACTTAGAAACAACAAAGGAAAGCGGACTCCCATTTTTTTAATACTGAGAAGTGAACTGCGTTCACTTGATATTTCGCGCGAAGCGCTCATATCCTACGGTCTTCTTCGAAGAAGATATTAATATTATCCAGATTCATCGGTCACACTTCGCCCGCACAGGGCAAAGAGTGTTGAACATTATCCGAGTTCTTACGTTCACTTAGTGTTAGAGCGTTACAGAGGCGGTCATCCGGTACCTCGAGCTCCGTCTTCGATATGACGGCAGCATAACAATATACACTAACATATTGGTATGCCCAGGGTTTTTCTCCCTTCTTTTGGCCTATTTTTGTATCTTCTAACAATCAAACAGCAGGTCTTGGCTGTCTACATCCTTGCGGGTAGTGATTGAGAACTCTCAGCGGCGAGAGGTTTCCGTCCCTGTGACAACAATGTCCAGGTTTAGGGCACTTGAAGTTGGCCAGTGCAAGCCAGTTTACCGCGTGATATGCCTATTTTTTTCTTATGTGATTGCCATGTATGCGACAGTTTATAATGCCATTGTAATAATCGTCTGATTCTAATACTCGGCGTTCAAACTGTTCGCGTGCCTCGACGTAGCTGGTTTCTGCCTTGCTGCCACAATAATGAATTATTTCTCTTGTGAAATTTTCTTTGCCTAGTTTTTCTATATCCTCGTGGAGATTGGGGCTACTGCCCCAATATTCTCTCCAGTCGCTGTCTATTTTACTACAAATTCGTTTTTTCTTCTTGGTGCCGTTTTTTAATGTAACTGTTTTATATGTGGTTTTACTGAATTTACTTAATTTTTTGCCTATGTATTTTCTGCCTGTCAGGATGTTGGTTATGATATAAACATAACCAACACAATCCTCGGGCAGTTCATCAACGACTGTACCTTGATAGGTCCAGGTCATTGATTATTTTTTAGTGGATTTTACTGGTGCGGCTTTTACTGGTGCTGCTTTCGCTGCGTCTTTTTCTGCCTTTCGAGCATTCTTTTCAGCAGTGATTTCATTGCGACGAGCTTTAACTAGCTTGCTCATTTCGGCCAGTGCTTTGCGAGCACGGGTGCCAGCTGCGGCATTACCACCGGTGAATTTAGCATCCTCACTGAGGAACTCGTTAAATGCTGCTTGTAGATTTTCAACTGTCGATTCCATTTTTTCTTCCTTTTGGTCTTCCGCCAGGCTTGATCCTGGGTTTTGCTTTTGCTCTCAACTCTTTGAGACGTTGTCTTTGAACTTTAGTGTTTTCTTGATTTTCTTTAAAACATTCCAATGCCAGTTGAGCCATTTCTCTTTCAAGTTTGATCATTGAATACAAACTGGTTCGAACTTGAGCAGTAGAATCTTTACCTCGATTCTCCATAAACACGTTATGATAGTTATGCAAAGTTACAAAGTGCTTTACATATTCTGAGTACAACACTCTATAATGATCAATTTTTTCAGTTGACATAATCTAAACTGTTGGAATATGAAGTAAAGCCGCCTTCTTTGACTACTCTAAGCACATTATTTACACGACCGATTAATTCATCCTTGTGACTAATCAAATATATATTCTTATTTCTTTCCCTGGCCATCTTTTTTAGAACTGCTAATCCAGCCTCAACTCCTGCAGAATCCATTCCAGAATCCATGAGCTCATCCACAAACAATAGATTGATATGTTGATACAGTCCTTCCCACACATCGCGGAAAGCGAAACTCATACTGAGAATTAATCTGTTACGTTCTCCACGCGATAAATTATCAAAGTCTAATTCCTGACCTAACTGTGTAATTTCTACGGTTAGGTCATTTTGAAATACAACGGTATGTGGTAAACCAAGTTTGTCAATATAATAACTTAACCTCTTGTTGAGATAGGACAGGTTCTGATCAATGATACGTTTTCGTATGAAACTGTCTTTATTGGTCAATAGTTTATGCAAGAATTCCTGATGATCCTTTAATCGAGTAAGATCATTAATGGTACCCCAAGATATTTCTTGTATGGCAGTTTTCTTTAGTTCTTCGATTTGTTCATCATAAGGATTTAGTTCCGATACTTTGCCCTCTAAAGATCGAGTCAACTGGTCAAGATTGTTCTTATGCCCTAATGCTTCTGCTTCAGTGTCGTAGAACGGTTCTGGTCTACGACCTTGTTCCCCAATATCAGATAGTTCTTGTAGTACTGAGTCATAGTTGGTCTGACAAGTATCAAGATATACAACAGAATCTTCCAGGTTTTTAGTTGCTGTTGCAGTCATTTCTTCATGCTTGTGATCATGAATATGCTGTTCGCATGCTGGACACTTTTTATCCAGCAGTGATTCTAATGCCTTGCGATGTCTATCAACTGCTTTTTCGGCCTGTGTTACTGCTGTTTCGTAGGTGGCCTTTTGTTTATTTAGGTCTCTGACGCGGTTAGAATTGTCTAACCACTGCTTTAATGTAGCATGAAGTAGTAATTCTGCATCAATGTCTACTGCTTCGAGACTGACAATGGCAGCACCTATTCGTTCGATCTCTTCATTTTTCTTCTTTTCCCATGCCGAACTTTTGATACCCAAACTATCAATGCTTTTCTGAACATTTTCATTGGCGGATTTAACAGCCTCAATGCGAAATTCTTCAGCACTAATTAAATCTTTAGTTTCTTTAACACGAGTTTTTAGCAACTCTGCTTTTTCACTGAGCAATGTAATACCCAACAACTGCTCAATCACTTCACGTTGGTCGGCGGCCCTCATGGCCAGAAATGGTTCTGTATAGGTATTTAAAGCAACTAAATGTTTAAACATGGTATGTGTCATGTCTAACATCTGTTCAATTGACTTTTGTGTTTCTCTACTATCGCCTTGACTTTCGTCTTCGCCTTGATTGTCTGCGGTAATTTCTTGATTGTCTACATACAGTCTCAATAAGTTAGGCTTGCGTCCCCGTTCGATGCGATAGTTTAGGCCATTCTTTTCAAACTCTACAGTAACCAACATGTTCTTACCGTTGATCTTATTGATCAAGTTTTCTTTGCGTATGTTGGTTAATGCTTGTCCGTATAGAGCATAACTTAATGCATTAATAATTGTTGTCTTACCAGTTCCGTTTCGGGATCCAGTATCATCTCCACCTAGATCTAAGTTACTGCCTAGTACCAGTGTAAGGGATTCTTGGTCAAAATTTACAGCCTGGGACACATTACCCACGCTCATAAAATTCTTAACTGTGAGATTTTTAATGGAAAATTGGCTCATAGATCGTTGTAGATATCCAGTAGGATTTTTTTATCAAATTGACCGCTGTCAATATTGATCAATTGTTCAGTTACAATAGCATCAATACTTTCAAATTTAGTATCGGGATTATCTTCGTAGGTGCCTTCGAGATTGCTTTTGTCTTGAACAAGACTGATTTCTCGTATGTCGTAGTCTTTGATAAATGTTTCTTTGATATAGTTGGCTTCTTCAAAACTGATGTCGATATCTAAGTTAACACGCAGATACATTTTACTCAGCATGATCTCATCTTTGCGATCAATCAATTCGCTAAGTTTGATAGTTCTAAACTTGGGAGCATCGGGCCAATTGCGATATTCTGGTTGCCCTCCCCACTCCATCATCATCATACCTCGATCATCGTCCCAACTATCGGAGAAGTTATGTGGGAAAGCATTGCCGATATAGATTACATTGTTATTTTGTTGTCGTTTATGGAAGTGCCCACTGAACACATATTCGGGTCCAACAAAGTCTTCTGCTCTCAACTCACCGTGATCTGGCATTTGTACCATGGCGTTCATGAAGAATTTAGGCAGTTCAAAGTGTCCAAACACATAACGGCTTTTGATGTTGCGCATGGTTTTCCATTCGTCACCTACTAGCCATGGAACTAAAGTAACATTGTCCAGCGTAGTCACGCCTTCTACCACAGTTACCCCGGGGATATGCCTGCCAAATATGCTGCTGTGGATGTCGCGTTTGTCTTTGTAGAATAAATCGTGATTGCCCGGAAACCAGA